GTGTCATTAAAGTAACATATAGGTATTCTTATGTTACTTTTAAGGCACAAAGTAATGTTATAACTTGACTTATGTTATAACTTAGTAAAGCCATAACTTGACTTATATGAGCCGAATAGGTGTCAAAAACGGCTCATTTTGACTTATATTAGGCAAAAAAACCCCCCAACAAGTTAATGAAGGGGGGAAACCTATAACCTATGAAAAAACAAACTTATCCTGCGGTTGTAAGAACGGAATAAACTGCTTGTGCAACACTTGGTGCTAATGCAGGCTCTGAACCTGTAAAAGTTAAAGTGAATCCACTTCTATCACCTTGTGCCGTTCCTGTTCCTGCTGTACCTGCAGTAATATCAATACCTCTAGTTTTACCAAGATACCAATATAATCCGTTGCTATCTTTTACGACTGCAACCAAACTATTTTGAGCTAATAATAAAATTTCGTTTCTTGTGTTTGTTTGTAATTTGTTAAGTACAATTTGTAATTCTTGGGCGTAAAATACACTACCATTCGCTACTGATGCAGTTAAGGTTTGATTCATCATAGATGTATCTTTTACCAATTCATATTTCCAAAAACGTTTGCCTGTTGCCTTAGTCAAAGCGGTAATTACACCACTTGCCTCGGTAGAAGCAGTTACGTTTGCGGCTTCGGTAAAATATACCTCTACAACACCACCTAAACTATCGCGGCAATCTAAAGTATACCCTTGTGTTAATGCACATGCCATTTTATTTAATTTAATATTTTAAAAATAGGGGGTATTTTACACCCCCTCTATAATTATGATAAGATGAACTTAACTACTTCATCAGGGAATGCTATATTAGTTCCCATTTTGAACTCAGATACAAAACGAACTTGGTCAGCCTCTTTTGCGTAGAAAATTTCAAATTTTTCTTCTTCATTCAACAAATCAGTACCAATAAACATGTTGCTCAATCTCATTGCGTAAATCTTATTTGTACCATTTAAACCTTGAACTGCAACCACTTTGATTGAAGTACCTGGTAATACAAATTCGCTATCAGATTTTGCATCAACTGAATAATGGAAACTATTTGCATTTTTTAAAGCAATAGTGTAAGTACGGAAAGTATCCATACCGCAGAAAATAACCATATCTTCAGCAGCTACAACTTTTGCAGGGATTGCTGCGTAAACACCATCAAAAATGCTGATAATGTTTGCTGCAGTAATTGCACTTAAAGGCGCACCTGAAATGTAAGTAGATGCGTTAGCAGCTACAACACCTGAAGCAGCACCAATCAACTTAACTAAACCATCAAACTTATTTAAGTTTGCAGTAGCTGAAGCTGTATCACCTTGCCATAAAGCAGTTTCTAATTGAGATGAAATTGTTTTTGCTTTTTTATCTGCAAATTCTTGCTCAAAAGGAATACTATCATAGATAGAACCTGTTGGTAAAGCCTTTTGTAAATAAGAAGTCTCTAATGCTTTAGGGCAAAGAGCCTCTTGTACTTTAATTTTTCCTACAGTTACAGTTCTTTGAGTGAAGGTAGTTGTACCTGAAGCATTAAAGCCACAAGTTCCACCTGCTTGGAAAACTGCATCTGTTTCCATAATGTTGATAGTCTCTGCAGACTTTACACCAACCATTACATTACCTGCACTTTTAATTAAAGTTGCAGTTTTTGCGCCTAATACTGATGAAGTCACTAATTGTGCCGCGTTTTGTTCAGTATATGCTGCTAATGCTGATACGTCAAATGCCATTTTTATTAATTTTTAGTGTTTAAAATTGCGTTTCTATATTTTTCTAGTCTTTCCTCTTTAATACTTTTGGTTGAAACAAAAGAGTTAAAGCTATTTGGTTTTTGAATTGGGTCTGCAGTTGGTGTGTTTGCAAGTGCTTCTACTAATTTAGCTACTTCTGCAAATCCTTCTTTAACTTTAGATTCCAATAATTCAACTTTTTTATTTGCGATTTCTTTCTCTGCTTTTAATTCTTCAATTTTAGCATTAAATTCATCAACCATTTCTTGTAATTTTTTATCTTCTGCTTTTACCATTTCTTCTTCAGGAATAGCATCTTCTTCAGGTGTAGAAATTTCAACAATAATACCATTTTCATCAAGTTGGATATTAGTGCCATCAGCTAATTGGTGTTCACCTGCAGGTGCAAGTGTACCATCTACTAATTTAACCTCACCGCCAACCTCTAAAGATGAAATCATTACTTTAGTACCATCAGTTAAAGAATATTCAGCCATTTCAACCTTAGTTTCCACAGGTGCAGCTATATCTTCTACTTTTGGCATTTCATTGTCCTCAAACAATGCTTTAATTTTTAAAATTGCCTCTTGTGCGTTCATACTTTTATTTTATATAGTTAGAAAATCAATTGTTTATCACTTAACTTGCGACAAAATATTTTTTAATTGAGTAATAAGGTCAGAAACCTTTTTAACTTCACTTGGTTTATTAACAAAAATTCCTTCAACACTAAATCCACGTATTGTACCATCTTTTACTTTAGCCCATGCCTCATCATTATCTACAATCATTGAACCAAACCAACTACCCCAAGGAGAATCCTCAAAGCCTTTCATAGGCATTATCCCTCTTTGTTCATCACTAATAAATGATTCAAACAAGGTAACACCATCATAAGTTTGGTTACTATCATGCATTAAATTGACATTATTTTGGAATCCTTTTTTAAAGAATTTTTTAGCAATTTTAAGAATTGTGTCCTTGCTAAATTCAACAAAATAATCACCATAATGCTCATCACTACGAAAAATAGGAGTATCAGCAAGCATAATCGGACCACTAATGATTCGCTTATCTTCACTAACAATATCAAATTTTTGTTTATTTTTAAACGCATTCCAATTTTTTTGTATAGCAGGTCTATCTACTAATGCTATAAAGTCTACCTGAGCATCATCTTCTAATTCCTCGTTAATGTCAAGCATATAAATAGGTAATTCTCTTTCCATATAATTAAATAGTTTAATTTTAGTTATTTATCATTTAGTTAAAAGTTGCACCATTTTGAATTACTGCAACTCTTTTTTGAGTGTTTGAAATATCACTTTCTAAAACATACACTTTTGTAGCATTACCACCGCCACCACCCGAAGAACCACCTGAATCACCACCACCACCTGTCATATCAGGTAACCCACCCATATCAGGTAAAGATGGTGTTGAACCACCACCACCTGAAGGTGGCATTGCAGGAGTACCCGGTGAAGGTATATCTATAAATCCTGCACCCGGTCCTGCACCTGCAGGAACATCAGGCGCTTTTACTGCCATAATTGCTTTTACATTTTTTATACCTGCAACAATTGCTGCCGCTGCTGCAACTGCACCTAAAACAGGTCCGACTACAGGAATACCTGCCAATGATTTAAAAGCAGATACTGCAGATTGATAGGTATCAATTGTTGCTGCGGCTATTGCGGTTGCCTTACCTGCTACGGTATGTTCACCTAATGCTTTAGATACATTTTTAAGTGTACCTGATATTTTATTTAGATTTTCAGAACGAACTTCTGCTTCCTTTTTAGCTAATTCTTTTCTTGATTCACTTAATTCCTTATCAGTTTTAGTATATTCATCAAGAGTAATTTCGCCTTTATCGTACATATCCTTATTTAAGGCTATTGCATCATCAGCAGCTTCTTTTCTTGCCTTAAAGGATAAAGTTTCATTATCAATTAATGATTTTAATCTATCACCTTCTCTTTCATCAGCCTTTTTTGTATATTCATCTTCTATATCAGCAACTTTAGCTAAATATTTATCCCTTTCTGCAGCTATTAGTTTACCCTTTTGTTCTTCGGTGTATTTAGCATTATCAGTAATTTCAGTTGTAGCAGCTTCAAGGTCTATTTTTAATTGTTCTAAATCCTTTTCTTTACCATCCTTTAATGTAGCAAGGCGAGTATCATTTAAAGTTTCCTGTAAAGTTTTCTCAAATTCTTTATCATTTTTAGCTTTTTCTTCTTTTATTTTGTCATCAACTGCTTTTACATCAGCTTGGTATTTTTCTTCATTTGCAGTTTTTAATTTATTTTTTTCTTCATCACTAATTTTTAATGCATCAATTTCTTTTAATTTAGCATCCCTATCAATTTCTAATTTCTTTTTTGCCTTATCATCTTCATTAGTAATTTCAGCTAAAATTCTTTCATTTTGAAGGTCAATAAGCATTTTATCGGCTGCTTTTGTATCATCTTCTCTTTGTTTAATAGCTTCATCATTCTTTTTCTTTATTTCATCATCATGCTTTTTCTTTGCATCTTGTGCCTCTTTATTTGCCTTTGCAGTATCATCATTAACTTTTTTATTATATTCTGCACCTGCAACTATTTGGTCATTTTTTAAAGTTCTAAATTGCTTCCATTCCTCTGCAGTTAAATCACCATTTACTTTAGCCTTATTTCTTAAGGCATTTAATTCATTATTAGTTTGTTGAATTTTAAGGTCATAAATTTCCTTTTCAGAACCACCTTGTGCCTTTAATACTTTAATTCTATTATTTATATCTTCATTTGCTCTTTCATTTGCTTTTGAAATTGCATCTAAATTCCTTTTAGCTTCACTTGTTACACCAATAAAATCTGTAAATCCTTCTACCAAATTACCTATACCTTTAGCTAAAGAACCTAAAGGAGAGTCCATTATCCATTTTTTAATAGCATCAAAATTTGCTATTACTTCACCCAATATAACTACCAATGCACCTATACCTGTTGCTATAATTGCACCTTTAAGAACTTTAAAAGAAGTGCTTGTTGTTTCAACTGCTACACCAAACATTTTTTGTATTGCAGCACCTGTACTTGTTGCAGCATTATTTAAAGTTTGGAATGTAGTAGATGCTTTTATTTGGACTCCTAAAGTTTTAAATGCATCAATGCTATCACCAATTGCGTTCAATCCTTGAGTAAGTGCCATTGCAGCATTTACTTTTAAAAGTGTTTTTTCTACATCCTTATTTTCTACACCAAATAATGCCATAGCACCTTGTAATGCACTAAAACCACCTGCAACACCTGCCAAAGATGAAGCAACGGCTTTAAATTTAGCATCAGGGTTAAAAGCATCAGTTAATAATTTAGCATCACCAATTCTATCTTTTAATTCAGCCGCACTTTTTGCAGCATTAATTGCCTCTTTACTACCTGCACCAAATTTTTCGGACATGATAGCAACTGCTGCGGTTGCTTCCTTTAATTGCGCCCTAAGACTTTTTACACTATCACTTGTGCTTGTCAATGCAGTATCTAAACCTTCAACCGCTTTTGTGGATTGCGTGGTGTCAGTTGTGACCTTTATACCAATTATTTCTTCTGCTGCCATTATTGAGTGTTTATAACTTTAAGTAAATTTACTTGTGAGGTTGAATAATCCAAAGGGTTATAATTAGTTATTTTATTTAAACGGAATAAACCACCATTTATCCATATATATTTACTAAAATCTAAATTATAAATATCCATAGTGGTTAAATATACACTACAACTATATAATTTACTTTCCATATCAGTTATTTCTAAAATATATGGTAAATGGTATGTATTAAATAAATTATTAGTTGGATAAGTTGTAGGTGTAAATTGTAATTCTTTAGGTACACCAAAATTAATATCAATAGTTGGATTAATAGGGTCATCTAAATGACCTGCATAACCATATTTAGTTAAAGTTGATATAGTACCACCTGAATCATTTTGTAATTTCCAATTGCTTACACCTGTAATTTTTTTAGCCATCAAAATACGAATAACTGAATCCATAGGGTCTTCAGTTGTATTATTATTAGATAATTTATATATAGCAGAATGGTATTTATCTTGTCCTGTATGCAATGTAAGTACGGTAGGTGCAAATATT